GAAACCATTTCTCGTTTAATGTTTCAAAAACATCATCAGCACCATCTAGTCTTCCTGGCTTTACACCAACAATGCGAAACGGATTTAATTTATATCCAATTGTTTTCATTATATCTCTTTCTTTTATTTTTGATCAAAAATAGGGGGGGTGTAGTGTTGCAACATAGGCTATAAGTGTTTCCCGACAAATATATTCTAACTACACCCCTCTACTATATATTATAGCACCCTCGATTGGATTTGAACCAACGACAAACGGATTAGAAGTCCGCTACTCTATCCCCTGAGTTACGAGGGTCTAGTACCCCCAGTTGGATTTGAACCAACGCTTGGACGATTTTAAGTCGTATGCCTCTACCACTGGGCTATAGGGGCGTAGAGCAGGTAGGACTTGAACCTACGATAACCGAATTATGAGTTCGGGGCCTTGACCAACTTGGCTACTGCTCCATTATTTAATTATAGTTTACACGATATGTATTGTCAAATACCGTCGTCTTCAAGCCTTCGTAATATCTCAGCAGTTTTAGGATCATTAATCATTTCTTCTAATGCCTCTTTAACAGTAGGACGCATTTCTGGCAGGGTATACAAATCTTTCTTTGTAATCTTATATAATAAACTTCTCAATCTTTCACAATCATCATGTCTCCACCATGTATAACAAAACAATCTTTCTTCAGACTCTACAATGTTGGGACAAGACCTATACTCTTCAATGATCTGGTCTATAATGACCTTCTGTGCCTTTTTACAGCCATTACAGGGGCAGACCCAGTTAGACACCTTTTACCTTTTTAATCACATCGACTACAAGCATTCTCATACCTAACGCATTTAATTGTGCACCATTACTTTCAAGTGGTATTTTTTCTACTTCTTGAATTATCTTGTCTTTTACCGACTTTACTATTTTATGTGTTCCATTGCAATTTGGATAGTCTGTTGAAAAACCACAACTGCATGCCATATTACATCTCCTTTTCTTTGTAATAAATTATATCAAAAATATCTGATAAACCTTTTTCTGGAATATCATGAAAATAGTATGATCCATTTTCTTTTATATTCCATCCACGCCAACCATCTTGTTCACACCATATTGCTGATGCAGTTTTCATAGCCTCTGGATCATTTAATGTGCGAGTAATCGAGTTATACCAATCAACTTCAGCAAAAATAAAAAGACGAAGTCTTTCCCATGAAAACAGAACTCTAGTTATATGATCAAGCATTGTTTCTGAGAACACTTAAAGATGCTCCTAAGATTTCTGCTCGCTTTGCTAACTGTTGTCGCTCAAACTTAGAAAGATACGGCTTGTCTTTCATTCTTTTTTTATTTTTTGCATAACGTTTTGCCTTGTGTTGGGATACTTTATTGTTTGTTTTTTTCATACATATATGATATCACATTATCAAAAAATAATCAAACTATAGTTATAGGATTTATTATTCTGACAAGTTTTCTGTTATTGTTGTGTTGTTTTCTTTGTTTAAACTACTGTGCATTTTAAATTTTTTCATATTTTTTGAATTATATGTTTCGTTAGTTTGATTAATAGGATTGACAAATATAAAATCTGGATTAGCATTTCCTAATTCTGTTGTCCTACCCATTTTCATGTGATCTTTACAAACAATTACAGCACTAGACCTTGAATGATAATTTTCTTCATTCTTTACAAACAGCCAATAATGTGGTGTTGATTCGCAAAAATGACAAGTGGTTTGGCCTAATTTATTCAAAGTAACTTCCCACTCTTCACCATTTAGTCTTATTGGATCGTTAACATAGTATGAACTTTCTGATTTTGAAAATTTTTGTAATGGATTAGATGTAAGTATTTCTTTATTTATACTATAAGTATAATCAAACATTCCGATACCATCATTTGGAACTGCTGGAGCAGATAAATGATCTATTATTAAGTCTGCATCTAAAATATCGTCTTCTAAAAATAAGTTAAAGTGTATTTCTGATGGATATACGTCATTCCAAATTCTTAAATTAAAATAACCATTTTCAAGAATGCAATGACCAATAAGCCCGCTAAAACCTTCTTTTTTAATTTCAATTACATCTGATATATTTAAAAGTTTTCCTAAATAGTTTTTATGAATTTTTCTAGGTTTGTTTTCTTCTAAAAAGTCACATTTATGCATATCTGAATAACTTGCTAATCCTCTAATAATATTTTTTAAAATATCTGGATGTGTGACTGGATTAATTGTAAATCCATGTATTTTTAAATTGTTTATATTTTTCATTTTTTATTCTTCGTGAGGGTAGTCCAAAATTAATGATGCTCGTGGCTTATGTGCAATTGCTTTATGATATGTACCTTTCGGCATGTATATGACATCTCCAGCAGTCATAATGTATGAATCATATTCAAGATTTTTTGATTCCTCATTGCTAATAGCATGTCTTTCAAAATTTCTATCAACTTTATAAATTCTGTATTCAATTTCCCCAGCACATGTCCAAGACACCACATCCTGATAATCTGAATGAATATTGCCATTTAATTCATTTCCTGCAAAATTTATTAAAGACTTTAGTGTTGTAGTTGTTCCATCTTTATGAAAAAAATACAAAAACTCATCAATTAAACTATTTTGATACCAATTTTTATTTTCAATACCTGGACCATTTTGACGAACAAACCACATTTCCATACTAAGACTTTGGAAATGTTGAATATTTGTGTTAATGTTTTTGTTATTAACTACAAATTGTGGTTGAGTATTTTTATTTTTTACTCTCTCTTTAAATAGTTGCTCAGTATTTTCATTGGTTAAAGGATTATTATATTGATGATCTATTAATTCGACAAAATCTTTCCAGTCTGGAGACTTTTTCATAAAGCCTTTTAAAAATAGTACCTGCCCAGTTTTATTAGCCTCTTCAATTTTTAATTTAATATCTGTTTTTTTATTCAAATCTTCAGACTTATAGTTCATATCTTTTTTTATTTTATGTGTCTCATCGCAATATGGGTATGTTTTAGATCTTCCACAAAGGCACTGTTTCATGCTTTAATTGTACCATATTGAGCGTAAATTCAGATATTAATAACTTATGGTATAATAATTTTATGACATTTAGCGCCCCAGGACTGCAACAGTTGCATGAAAAAATATACTATTTCCCTAATTTTGTTAGCAAAGAAGATGTTGCTAAAATAAATGCTTCAATTGATGAAGAGCAATCATTAAAGCATCCATTTGAAGAAATGAATTTTGGAACAACTCCACAAATTATAGAACTTTTTCCAGTATGGGAAAAGGTTTCAGAACTTTTAGCACCAGACTATGTAGTTCATCCACTATTGACATGTTTACATTTTAAAGAAGGTGCTGAAATGTTGCCTCACTGTGATAGTCCAGGGGAAGGTAATCACGAAGACTTAACTCTTCCAGATGTGTGGTCTACCTGTTGTCTTTTAGAATTTGGAGTTATTACTTATTTTGGAGATTTTACTGGAGGAGAAGTTTATTATCCAAACCAAGATATAACTATTGCCGTACAGCCTGGAGATCTCGTTATTCATGGAGCATTAGAAGATTATAGCCATGGAGTTAAAAAAGTTCTTTCTGGTTCAAGATTTGCATATTCTAATTTCTGTTTAAGAGCAGATAAAAATCCAGGAACATTTTATAATTATAAGTCTGAAGAGTATTGTGAATTATTAAAAGATAAAACTCCAGAGAATGTAAGTAAGTGGCTTCATCCATTAAAACTTAATGAAAATATAATTGTTTTAGACAATGAGCCTCAAAAATATATTTAAAACTTATTGTTTTTATAAAAATCTTTTATCTTTATAAAACCAACAATCACATACCTTATTGGTCCTTTATTTACAACCCTTACTCCGTGATTATATTTATCTGATCCTGGAAAAATTAAAAGCGTACCTGGTTTTGGTTTTATGTCTATGTTTAAGTTAGGGAAAAATAATTCTCCGCCAGAATAATCATCATTTAGGTATAGTATGCTGGCATATTGTACGGATGGATCTGTATGTTGGTCTGTATGCTCATGAAGTTTAACTCCATCATACATTCTTTGTATAGTATCTCCTCCAGTAAAAATAAAATTTTCATCTGTCATTTTTACTATCGTTTTAATTTTTTCATGAATCTTTTCAGTAATAGGATGTTTATCAATTACAAGAGTTTTGTCTGTCCACCTATCAGTGATTTCAACTTTGCCCTCTGCAACAAGATTGTCAACATCATCTCTTCCATATTTAAGAAAGGCAAACCTTTTAATTTGATCCATATATGCAGTTGTCCAGTCTTCTTCTTTAGTTTCTTTAATTAGGTCAAAAAGGCTGTCTATTTCTTCTTTAGATATAAAATTTTCTATTTCAATTATATCTTCAAAAATCTCTTTATATTCTATGCCAAGTTTAGAAATTTGATTACAAAATATTTTGCCCATATATCAATAATACCATATTTTATGAACGGTCTCCATCCCATGTTCCTATTTTAGTTGTTGGTATGCCGCTCTCTTCCCAAAGTCTTATTACATGAGGGTTATCATCAACAGCATGCTCTACATCCCAAAGTTTGTTAATGCTATTTAATATATCTTTCTTTACTTCATAGTCAGGCCTATTGTCTTCATCTGCCCTCATAAAAAGAGCATGGCTTCTTATGTTGTTTTTTTGCAGCCATAAAGAAGTTATTCCACGATATTTTTCTTTTCTAGATGTAACAATAATTACTGAATATTTATCATTGTAAGAATTATTTAACATCTCAATGACATCAAAATTTGGCAGGGCATCAATAGAGGAGTAATGAAACGCATCATAATCTTTATTCCCACCACGAACATGGTGCAGAAATGGGTCTACATTTGCAAGTGTTCCATCTACATCATAAATGTGTGCTTTTGGTTTCACTTATGTTCTTTCATATGTCTAGATAAAGACTCATTTGCCATGATTCCCCATCTTAATTCCCATTCTTTTTTACAAATTGGACACTCTAGAGTTTTACTCATAATTAATTTTGATCAACTCCTAATGTCATTACAAAATAACAAAAAACATATCCAGCAATAAAAGCGGGAATTAAAAACCATGCAGCAACCATTACTATCCTCCTATATCTTATCTATATGTTAAGTATATCTTATATTCATTTAATTGTCAAATATCTCTGTCTTTTGTTTTTGTCCATGATCCTATAAAGCCATTAACTACCTTATTTCTTAATATTTCAGCAAAAGACAAATGTGGTATTTCAGATCCAATATATTCTTGACCAGTTTCAAGGTCTATAAGTTTCCATTTTGCTGGGGCTTTTGTATGAATAATTAAATCAACTGGTTTATCATAAGATTCTACCTCAGACCCATCTATTAAAATTCTTCTATTTTTTTTCATTATAATTTTCTTTTTTTATTTTTACATATTTAAAAATATTACTTGGAGTAGAAAGCCTTTCACCACTTATTATTTTAGAAACCCCATGCTCACAATCTGGACCAGATCCATGAATTACTAAATCTCCAGGAGAAGGAAAATATTCTATTTTTTGTTTGGGATAAAATAGTTGACCACCAATTTCAGGCATTTTATAGTAAACAATTGTGCCAAAGACAGAAAGTTTCTCTTCTACAAAATCATCGCCATCAACATATTTTAAAGATTTTTTTTCAATTTCTTCATAGTCATGAACATCTGAGTGTGCTTTCCAAAAATTTCCAACACTCATTTTTTTTATAACATTTGTGGGATTTGAAAAATATCCATCTGAAAGAAGGTCTTGTATTTTTTCTTGAATAAAAGAAACTTTATCATGATAGGATGATTCGCATGTATTATACTCCTTGGCCCATTTATCAATTTTATTTATATATGACAGTATTGATTCCAACTCATCGTGTGATAAAAAATTTTTATATACATATATTTTATCGCCTATAGTATCAAAATTATTTAAGTTAATTATATTGCTCATGATCATGATACATATTCTATAGAAACATGGTCATTACAAACATCTGCAACAATATAGTCTTTATTGTTTAAAACAACATCAAAGTACTGTGCGTCTTTGTTACAAAAAAAACATTTAGTTTGTTGATCTTTTATCATGTGTCAATAATACCATACTTTTATTTTTTCATATTTCTGTAGGCATATACCTATCCTGCCTATTTCCCACTTTGTTCCTAGGCCAATAAAAAGAAATAATGTTGTGCCTTTCTCCAGACGTAACCTCTGTTACTTCATGAGGCAAACTATCATCCCCCATAAAAAAAATAAATGTTCCAGGTTTTGGCTTTAGTTCCAAATTTTGTTTTGGAAATCTAAGTAGACCACCTTCGTAATCATCATTTAGGTATAAAAGTCCAGATCTGTCTTCGCTGTTATGAGGCTTTGGAATTATTTTATCATGCGATATATTATAAAAATTATCCATGTGTAAAATATTTTTACCACCTTTAGTCATTTTAGAATAAAAAAAGTTAGTTGGTACATAATCTAAATTATAAAAATCACAAACAGTTTTACTCATTGATGTTAATATCATAGTAACAACATCAATAACAATTTCTTTATTTTTAAAATTTTCAACATGCCAGGGCATTTTATTAGATTGACTTATATTCTCTAATCCAACACTAAGCATTGGGCCAGCAGATATTGTAGGATCTGGAGACAATACGGTACGATCTTTAATATTCTCTACTAAAAATTGTGAGGTTTCTTTACTGATAAAATTTTCTATTACATGTATTTTATTGTCATACGAGTACATTATTTTCCTTTTCGTGTGTCGGCCAATAATATTTGCAGGGGAGTTTGCGTTCAGGACAGCAAGGGGAGTTAAAGAAACTATTTATCTGTGGTTGAAAACTTGCATAGTATAAAGGATCTTTGTTAAATAAACTAACTCTGTGTGTAGTGGTAACCCTAGATAACTTATTATCGTCAAACCAAAACTCTGGAGCGTCATTGCCCCAATCATCCCAACACTGATCTTTTAGTTTATTGAGGTTTGCTTCATTGTTTTCAGTTTTAATGCCACGAGATTTTGCTTCTACAATCATAGCCTGTACATAATACCATAAGCCTCGTTCAAAATTTTTCCACATTAATACTGCTGGATGATTGCGCCAGCCACCTGTAGGCGACATTCCAGATAAAACATTTAGAATTTGATAGCACTCTAGAATTTGCTTATTAAGGCGTTTTGAGTCTAATATTTTAGCACATTGCACAAAATCTTGAGAAGGTAGAAATGTTTGCATACTACTATTATGACAGATTTGTCAGAGTATGTCAAGCAAGTATAGCGCCGACAATGGCAATGGCAATAATGATGCCAAACAGGATTGTTAGAGCCTTAACGCTTTGGTTTACTTTGTCTTCGTTCATATATCAATTATACCGTATTTGCTTTCTTATCAATATTACATTTACCATGTGATGGCCTAACATTTTCTAGCATGTCTGGCCCACCTTTAGATATTGGAATAAAATGATCTATCTGAAGACCTTTTTGCCATCCAGGTTCTCCACATTTTCTTGGAGCAGATAAATCTATTTCTATTTTACATATGTAACATATGGTTCCATATGTATCTAAAACTTGTTTTTCAGAGTAGGGAGAATGTCCATTATTTCTTTTTAATGCTTCACGCTTTCTGTTCTTTCTTCTTCCCCATTCTCTAACCTTGTCTTGGTTGGCTTTTCTATATTTTTCTTCGTGAATTTTTCTTTTGTTTCTATTTGCTTTATCATATTTTTTGCTAGTTTGTCTGCTTTTTTCTGGATTGGCTCTATGGTATGCAGCATTACGAATAGATTGACATTGCCTACAATAAGTATGTTTCGCCTCAGCAACCTTACAATCGCTACACATTTTCATTAAACCATTATCTCAAATTTGGAAGGGTATGTCAAGTATAATAGACTAATGACCCTACTATATATCCTCTATAGCCCTATATACAAGGCTATAAAGGTGGGTATATCCGATGTGTCGGGTAAAAGGTTTGCAAGCCATAGGACCAAGGGTTGGATACTAATCAAGTATTGGTCATTTTCTCGGCGGGATGAAGCAAGAGCCGTAGAAACCCTAGTACTAAATACACTAAGAGACAAACATGGACATTTCCTGGATAAGGACGATATGCCCCAAGGTGGTTATACAGAGACATTTGATGCGTCGAAAATAACTCGTAAGGGTTTGATCCGTATGGTCAATAGGGCTATAAAAGAGTGTTCGTGATATCTGAGCCTTGTACTGCCTCAAGTATTAATATTGCCAGTTTATGAGATTCTTTTTCTTTATGCTTGGTTTTGAGATAGGGAGATATGATCTTGGCTATCTTGTCTAGCATTTCTTGATCCATATACAAAAATATTATAGCACTGTATTATTCTTCAAAAGAGGATTGTTGCTCGAATAGTTTATCTTCGCAGTTCGGGCATAAAGTCTTGGTATCGTAATCTTTTTCAAATACGACTCCGCACTTGTAGCATAGTATTCTAATCATAATAATCCCATTGTATCATAGTTATCCACAGGTTTATCCACAGGTTCAAATTTCGGCGGTATGTAAAGTTCGGCGGAAAATAGAATAACAAACCTTCATATGCTCTATAAGAGCACTATCGGTTAGTATCGTCTATAATGCCTATAGATGTATATCGTTTACTGGTTCTTTAGACCAATGAATATATGACCTGATATAGACAATAGCATAGGCCAATGCTGAGAATATGAATCCATACTGGTTTGTTAATATGGCATAGGTTATCCACAGGCATTCGTTGAATAATAGGACAAACCATCCCCATTTGTCCTTACGGCCAACAAAGTATATACCTGCTACGCCTATAACTGCTAAGATCCATGACCAGTACATATATTCATTGTAGCATATGTCCATATGGGGTTTTTATGTATACCGTCGAAAGTTATCCACAGCACATGGTATAATTTTTATATGTCTATAACTAGAATTGATAACATTTTTTCACAAAAAGAAATAGATCATATGCTTAAAATAATATCAGAAGGTGATTCTCATATTGATGCTAGGTATGGTAGACTTCGTGTTTCTGACCTAGAGCATGGTTTATTGCCAGAAACCATTGAAAAATTTAATAATATTGTTAAAAATATTAGTACACTTCCTTTAAAGATGGGTTCTGTCATGTCTGTAGATTATAGTCCTTTGTATGGAGAGCCACACCTACCCCCACATTTTGATGGAGATTCTAATGACCTAATAATAAATATTCAGTTAGACTCTAACACTTTCTGGGATATTGGTTTAAACTTAGAAACATACAGATTGAACGACAACTGCGCTTTAATTTTTAATGCAAATGAAGAGGTTCATTGGAGAGTTCATAAAAGGTTTAAAGAAGGAGAGCATGTTTTAATGGTTTTTGCAAGGTTCTTTAATGAAGAAAACCTGTCAGATTATTCACACCTTTCAGTTCCAGACGATAAAATTCTTAAGGCTCCAACAGATTTTAGAAATAGTCTTGGTATTTTTGATTAGTTTATCCACAGGTTTGTCTATATTTTTGATGATATAATTAAAATATGCAATATAGTCAAGTAGGTCAAGATCAATTTGCATTGGATATGCTTAATAATAAGCGAGAAGGTTTTTATGTGGAAATAGGAGCATACCACTCAACAGATGGAAGCAATACATATATGTTAGAGAAAGAGCATGGCTGGACAGGCATATCCTTTGAGATAGTCCAAGATAGGGTTAATGAGTTTAACCTCAATAGGGTCAATAAGTGCTATATTGGTGATGCCACAGTATTTGACTATGAGTCTTTGTTTGATAGGCTAAGCCTTCCTAAGCAGATAGATTATCTCCAGATAGATATTGATCCAGCAGAAGCCTCACTTATGACATTGCTTGCTTTGCCCTTGGAAAAATACAGATTTTCTACTATAACCTTTGAGCATGATCTTTATATGAATCCAGACAACATGGCTATCAAAGATAGGCAGAAAGAGTTGTTGTCTGGTTTGGGATATGAGTTAGTTAGAGAAAATGTTACAGAACCACACTACGGTCTTCCATTTGAAGATTGGTGGATTGACCCTACAGTTATAAGTTATCCACAGAAAAATGTTACTGATAATATTATTAGATAGGGTTAAAGTGGAGTAAAGTGGAGGATAGTGGAGTAGGGAGCGCTTACCATAGATTGTTCGTAATGTCAAACCGACAAACCTTCATATCCCAAACCTTCAAACCTTCGTACCACATATGCCCGATATTGTCAAACCATCATATCCCGATATAAGGTTTGGGCATTATACATGCAAAATAGTGGTTTGTCAAGTCCTTGTATGCATGAAATATGCCCATAAAAATATACCAAAACCAGGGGAAAATTTGCCAATATCGTAATGTTTTTTAACAAAACTTTATAAAATATATAGGAAACCAGGAGAAAAGGTTTGTTATTGTATAGGGGGTAGTTTGGCTATTCTTTGTCCCCCGCTTTTTGCAGCGGTAGTGGATAGGGAGCGGGCCCGCCCGCTTGATCTGCGTTTTTGGCGGGGGATTTAGAAGGAAAGAAAGCCTTAAGAGTAACAATAGAATACAACATACCTGTTAGAGTATTCATGTCTTCAGTGAATTGATCATATTCTCTTTTAGAATCATGCCTATGAGACTTCTGGTTATAAAGGTTTGCAAAGTGTCTTGGCATAATACAATTATACACCTATTTGACAAACCAGGATATCCATGGTATAAGGTTTGGGGATATAAAGGTTTAGATCGTAATGTTCAGCAGGGGGAAAGTTTTAGGGGTTCGTAATGTCTTTTCGTAATAAGGTTTGATGGTTTGACAAACAGATAAAAATATGGCACGGGCGATTTTACGCCTCTTCTTCCTCCAGAAGATCGGTAATGTCTTCAAACCCTGTATCCTCAATACCTAGTCCCTCTAACAATAAGAACCAGGACTCGTTGATATACTGCTCTAGTGTAGGAGTACTATTAATTATCCCCTCGGCAAATGCAAAGGCAAGCGGCAGCCCCAAGTCGTTGTACTCAAAGAAATCTGCTAACTCATCATCTGATTTATAGTTTAACCAGAGTTGTCCCAATATAAGGGCTTTGTTCTCAAAAGTTGTTTCTGGCATAGTTGGTGCCCTCCTTGGTTTCCTTGGCTGCTTCTGCTATTACCTGTAAACGATTATACACCACATAAGGCTGTGACTGTGCCATATATTGACCTACTAGTTCTAAGTCTACTCTGAGGTCAGCAATCTCATTACCAATTTTGTTAGCAACTTTTTCCTCATCAGTTAGTTTTCGTCTGATACGCATAGTCCTCCTCCATTATCATTGTACCAAAAGTTGGTGGAAAGGGCAACCCCACGCTGCCCCCTCCACCCAAGATCCAGGTGACCCAACCTAGACCTTCGCAATTAAATTTGAGTGATATGAAATAAATTCTTCTATGGTGTGCCAGTCATCACCGCTGCCTACTGTCATATCTGTAAGGTCAATTGTGATTGGGTGGTCCAGAAAGGCCTGGTCGCTAGGGTCCATTGCATAGATTCCATAGCCAGTCTCTTCCAGGATTGAGTCTTGGATGATATAACTGATGGCCATTCGAGTGGCATATGGGATATCTCCCATTTGCAGCCTAGGACGAGCATGCTGCAGCGCATGGGCCAGGACAGTGTACATGTTGTCCTCATCCCAGTGGCTGTACAACGTAACTGCCAGGTCCTCTGATTGTTTAAAAACGAAATTACAGCGGGCTCCCATTAATTACTCCTCATCACTAACAAATTCAATAACAATACGAGCAACTCTACCGTCGTCATTGAATTCAGCATAAACAGGGTAGACGCCGTCGCCGTAGCCTGTGTTGAATACTACTGACCTACCGTTGCCTAATACTCCAGCAGAACTATCAATAGTGGTGGCACTAGCACCTTGATAGGAGTATTGGCCTATTTTGCCTGCCAAGTCCCACTCCTCATCACGATTAGTTTTCCACTCATCAAGATAGCAGGGGTCACCTACCATTGCTTGTCCACTATCGACACCGAAACTGCCGATTAGTTCTAATTTATCCATATCTATTTTTGCCATGTTATCTCCTTGGGTCGTTTGTTCAATTATCTCATTATGCGTTGGCTTTGTCAAGTCTGCGGTATTCGGGCACATGCTCCTCATCTAGGTATGCCTTGTGAATCTCACATTCTGATACTGCATCAAGGTCAGCCTCACCTAGATAGTTACACTCATTACAAATCTCACCGCAGTCGTTATCGCAATACTCCATGCAGTCAGTTGCATCACAATCTCTACACTGTGATTCATAGTGTTGCTCTCTGATTGTGGCACCACCCATAATCTGCATGTCTCCACCCCACCCTGTTTCTTCTTGGTAGAACAGATGAAAGACTAAATCAGGATACTGCTCTGATAGGGCAAGCACCGCAGGAATCGGAGGGGACCAAGCAGTATTGAAACTATAAATAACTGACTTATCACCATGCTCCATAGTAGTTTCAGGATACTGTTCCTTATCATGAACAGCAACATCCCATTTAGTTCCCCAGTTGCGAACATTCCAGTCATACCAGTTATTACCCATAAAATCTATAATAGAATCATCATGGTTAGGGTCTTTCTGTAATGCATAGGTTTCTAGGTCTGTAGGTTTGACAATGTTCCAGAATGCAAAGACAGGATTGGAATACTCAACATCTAACAATTCCATTTGATGTGTATCAGAGTTCCATTGGTCATGCTGTCTTTGAAATGGTTGATTGACTTGAGAAACTAGTTTAGTAATCTGACTAGGGTCAGCCTCTATTGCTTCTATTGCTAACGAGTTATATACCCAGTTTGGCATGTGGGGTCCTTTCTAGTGGTCGTAATCCAATTCTAGCAGAATCGGGAAAATAAATCAAACCTTCTTAATGTGATTTGCATAGATCTCCTCACTCATCTACCCTCGCAGCAATGGCGAATGATAGGTCATATGTCAAACTATATAGATGTACTAAGGCGTCTACTTGACCCTCCCAGTACTTGCGCTCCATAGATTCCATGGCGTCGGAATAGTCATTCTCTTCCTCAATCCTCTGTGCCTCTGTTAGTTGTTGTTCAGCCTCTAGCATTAATACCTTTAGGTGACCATGCATTATATCGATACCGCTGATACCATGGTCGACCTGTCGCTGAAGATATGGGTCCAGGGTTGTTGGTGATATCTCCATTACTATCCTTCCTGTGTTTGACTAAGTATATACCGCATACCTGTCACTTGTCCACTTATGAAGTTATATTCAATATCTAAATCAGCAAAGTCTTTGCAAGCAGGGTCTAATGCTTCCATTTGTTCATTAAGCCCTTCTAGGTCTTGTTCAAGACTAATAATAGTAATCTTGATAAATTCAATTAATGTTTCTAGATTCATTGTTATTCCCAGTATTTCATGATAGTATTCATTGTGATGTGTAGGCTGCAGTCACAAGGGTCTCCACCCATGTTTTCCTCAAATTCAAAGTGCGATAGGTTGTCCTCGTAGATTTCTTGGACTAGTTCATTTATGGTGTATGGTTTGTATGTTTGGGTCATGTATTAATTATGGCAGATAATCGGGGAAATGTCAACTCTATCGTAATTGTTTTTGATTTTGATATTTTTGGGGATTTATTTCGTTCTTCGTAATTTAATTTAAGATTGATATTTTTATGTCCAAAATGTCCGAATTCCCACGTCCCGATTTTCTTTGCGATTCCGATGGGATTTGAACCCACGATCTCTACAGTGACAGTGTAGCGATTTAAACCAGACTAATCTACGGAACCAATTGCTGAGCAGTTTGAATTCTTGCTCAGGAATTTTTTGTTATGCGAGTTGCATTACATTCTGCACAACTTTTAGCAAACGATTTTTTTCTGCATTGATAGCAGGGTCAAAACCACTTGCAGATGCAAGGATTGATTCGTTAGAACCACCTCTTGCGGAGCGATACCAATCAAGGCGTTCGGTTAGTGCATTGAAAGCACCCCAAGCGTTTCCAGCAATCATGCCATTGAATTCGCCTGTATAGATGTCATTGATAACATCAACTTTATTTTCCCACTTCTTGATTGAACCCTTAGCATCTTTATCAGGCTTTGGATAAGCAGCAAGAATAATATCATTGAATTGTTTAGCATTGACTTCCTTCTCGAACATAGCCTTAGCCATGATGTCGAATTCGTCCATGTAAGCATTAGCAAGCCCAAGAGTTTCACGAGCAATCTGCACTTTACCATTGGCAGTTTGAGTGTGGCGAATCTTGAATGATTGCTTGATACCATTTTTCTTTTTCTTGCCACCTAGTGCAAGATTGAGAGTGTTAGCACACACAACACGAACAGGTGTAATGCTTGCTTGAATAGCGATTGAGCCGTCATGTGATGTATTGATAAGTAAATAAGTCTTTACCTTATCTGCAACACCGCTAGGGTCTAATACTGTTTCACGCTGAAGAGCGAGAGAGCCGAATACAACACGACCACCCTTGATTGAGCCAGCAGTTTCCCAACGACCTCCGCCGTCAAGGATATTATCACCGAATGAGAATAAATCTTCATTCTGCAAAACATGATAACGCTCACCGACAACACCAAGAATATCTGTTTGATTGTTATCTGTGGGGTTAGTGCGAACAACATACTGATAAGATTTATCAGATGTAAGAGTAGATGGAATCTCAACATCAACTAATCTAACATTCCAATTATTTAGATTAGCAGCAGCAAGCATTTCGCTTGTTGTTTTTTCTTCTGTGAACACTGTGCCTAGACCATGCCAAGCAGGTTCACGAAAAGAAGCAAATGAAGCAACGCCGTTTTGCGTTTCTAGTTCATGCGCCATTTATTTATCCTTTCGTAGTTATTGAATTTCAAGTATAGCAGGATAGGCTGACAAATGCAAATCTGTATAGTTAGATAGGGGATAAATCGGACATCTCGTAAATGTGAGCAAATTCACACCTGTGGATAAACCTGTGGATAACGGCACGGGGGGATTTTGAGGTGGAGCAGTTTAGACACTAAAGGATTTCCTCCATACTCAGGTGTTAGGGAGTGCCAGGGGACTTTCGCAGATAGATCTGCCTTGAACGCAGGCTGTCACCCAATTTTATTTAGTTTTATTGGTGAGCAGTTTTATTTCTTGCTCAGGAAAGTTTTATTACAAGTATCTAGCGATAGCGTTGTAAGTAGATGTGGAAACTACTTCCTCATCTGTCATCTTTAGGATACGAATAGCGTTTTCAATTTCATCTACCATTTCCTTGTATTGCCAATCATTGAAAGACTCAAAATCTTTCTCAGGCATTACAGGTAATTCAATAGAACCTTTTGGTAAATTGAAATCAACATTTACTTCGCCGTTCCAGCGAACATTAGCAGATAAGTCTGTTGCCTTAGAGATTTGAGCAAGTGCTAACTTAGCAATTTCCTTGTTCCACTTCTCTGTTGCCTTTGAGTATTTCTCCTCATTTACTTTCTGATTAGCCTTATCCTTTTGGATTTGGGCTAGTTTTGTTTCAAGAGCCTTGATTACTTTAGTTGTAGCAATCTTGACATTTATGGCTTTGCCTCTTGACATTGGGTCTGTCCTTTCGTTAGTGGGGTGTATCTAGTTTAGCATTTCTATACTAGAAAATCAAGTTGAGCAGTTTATCCTTCTCATGCTCAGGAGAGGTTAGCGTTATTGCTAAGATTACTTTGCTGTCCAAGTGGTATAGCGTGACTTACCATTGACATCAAGTTTTACACGAACATTACCATTGGCTTGTGGTGTAATCTCTGTGATTACTCCTGTGACCTTTGACTTCTGTGTGGTGTAGGTGTCGCCTACCTTGTATGTTGCTGTTGCTACTGACATTGTGTTTCCTTTCTGTTAGGGGTTATTGCTTATTGTATAATTATGACATTATTGGAGAAAAATGTCAAATCTAGGTCTGACATTTCTCACATTTTGAGATTACTTGCTGGTCTTTACCATAGCCAAACGGCGAGAGCCATTTGCCAAGACAAGACTAACTCTAGTAAC